AAGGAGTTGGGGGAACATGGCATCGACCTTGAGCCAACTAAAGAAGACAAAGATACAGCAGCAAGATTATCCGTTGCTTACGCTGATGATCCTGAAGATGTGTCAAAAAAAGCCACCGAAAAAAAGATGTCCACGTTAACACCCGCCTCTCTTGTTCTAACAGACAGTATTTTGAAGCAGTTTGGGCGTTCTGTGGTCGAAAGTGCAGTACAAATACGGCATTTGGTGACAAATAAGCTCATAGAAGAGACCGAAAACCCCGATCCAAGAGTCAGAATACGTGCTTTGGAGCTTTTAGGTAAGATTTCGGACGTAGGATTGTTCGCTGAGAAGTCCGAAGTGACCATAACACATCAGTCTACGGACGATTTACGGGAAAGGTTGCGTTCAAAGCTCACAAAATTGGTAAATCCAGTCGAAGATGCGGCTGTGATTGACGGTGAACCTATAGATGTGGACAAAGAGCTAGGTTTAGACGAGGAAAAAGGTGAATAAACACGCTCTTGACTTCTCTGAAGACGAAATTCAGGTTATGTTAGATAATTTAGACCAATATACACCTGAAGAAGTGGCTGAAATAGACAAAATGGTCGATGAATTAGCCGCACGACAGCATAATCAGGCAGCTTATGATGATTTGATAGAGTTTTGCAAGCATATGCAGCCCGATTACATAGTGGGGAAACATCATAGGATGCTCGCTACCATGCTTATGGACATAGAGCAGGGTCAAAAGGACAGAATCTGTGTGAACATCCCTCCCAGACACGGAAAGTCCCAGCTTGTTTCTATAATGTTCCCCGCTTGGTTTCTTGGACGTAACCCGAACAAGAAAGTTATGATGGTTTCGCACACCACAGACTTAGCGGTGGACTTTGGACGAAAAGTGCGTAACTTAATCGCAACAGAAACGTATCAAGATATATTTCCGACAGTGGCTCTGGCTGTAGATTCTAAGTCGGCAGGGCGTTGGAACACAAATTCAGGAGGTGAATATTATGCGTGTGGTATTGGTTCTTCTATTGCTGGGCGTGGTGCTGACCTCTTGCTCGTTGATGATCCCCATTCCGAGCAGGATGTTATAAACGGAAACTTTGAAGTCTTTGAGAAAGCGTACGACTGGTTTACGTTCGGTGCGCGAACACGTCTAATGCCTGGGGGTCGGGTAGCTATCATACAAACACGATGGCACATGGACGATCTGACAGGACGTGTAACTAAGGACATGGCAAACAACGAGAGGTCCGACCAGTATGAAGTCGTAGAGTTTCCAGCCATATTAGACGTAGAAGATAAGAAAACTAAAGAGATAGTGCAAAAACCTCTCTGGCCTGAGTTCTTTGACATGGAAGCCCTACTCAGAACGAAAGCATCTATGCCTGTGTTCCAGTGGAACGCCCAGTACCAGCAGGAACCGACAGCAGAAGAAGCCGCGTTGGTCAAACGTGAGTGGTGGCAGATGTGGAAGAAAGAAGACCCACCGATATGTGAGTATATCATCATGTCTTTGGACGCAGCCGCAGAGACACACAACCGTGCGGACTACACAGGTTTAACGACGTGGGGTGTGTTTTTGAATGAAGAGGTGGACAACTATAATATTATATTGTTAAATAGCATAAAACGACGGTTGGAGTTTCCCGAACTCAAAGAGTTGGCTATGAACGAATATAGAGAATGGGAGCCTGACTCGTTCATCGTGGAGAAAAAGAGTGCAGGAACTGCGCTGTACCAAGAAATGAGGAGAATGGGTATACCTATACAGGAATATACACCACACAGGGGATCTGGTGACAAGCTAGCTAGACTTAACTCCGTGACTGACATTGTGTCATCAGGTCTGTGTTGGGTTCCCGAAACACGATGGGCAGAGGAGCTAATCGAAGAGATAGCAGGGTTTCCGTTTATGAGCCACGATGACTTGGTTGACTCCACCGTCATGGCGTAGATGAGATTTAGACAGGGTGGGTTTATACGACTGCCGAGTGATGAACCTGAAGAAGTCGTTTACTTTAAACAAAAGAGAGGCGGGTATTACTGATGGCTGTAGAGAAAGGACTATTCCAAGCTCCTAAAGGAGTAGAGGAAGAGGAAACAGGACAACTAGAAGTTGAGATAGTAAACCCTGACATGGTCACGTTAGACGATGGTAGTATGGAGATCACTATAGTCCCTGATGCTGAAGGAGTCGGCACAGGGGGGTTCGATGAGAATATAGCAGAAAATATGAATGATGACCAACTCGCTTCTGTGGCTGATGAATTATTAGGCAATATTGACTCTGATCTAGAAAGCCGTAAAGAATGGGCGGACACCTTTGTTCGTGGTCTAGACGTATTGGGTTTTAAGTATGAGGAACGTAGCGAACCCTGGGAAGGAGCTTGTGGCGTATACTCTAACGTGTTAGCAGAAGCAGCCATACGCTTCCAGGCAGAAACAATGGGTGAGACGTTTCCTGCACAGGGACCTGTAAAAACAAAGATACTGGGTGAAGAGACCCGTGAGAAGCTAGAAGCAGCTAATCGAGTGAAAGCGGACATGAACTACCAGCTAACAGAGAACATGGTAGAGTATAGATCAGAGCATGAGCGTCTGTTGTATAACCTTGGTCTGGCAGGATCTGGGTTTAAGAAAGTATACTACGATCCGAACATGGGGCGACAGGTAGCGGTGTTTGTACCCGCAGAAGATGTGATCGTACCCTATGGAGCATCGCATATAGAAACAGCAGAACGTGTAACTCATGTCATGCGTAAGACGAAGAACGAGCTAAAGAAGCTACAGGCTAGCGGGTTCTACGTGGATGTAGACCTTGGTGAGCCACAGGCATACCACAGTGATATAGAAGAGCGTAAAGCAGAAGAGGGCGGGTATTCTCTCACAAATGACAATCGTTATAGTATATACGAGGTACATGCGGATATAATTATAGATGGGGTCGATGATTCTGATGATGGCATAGCCAAGCCATACATAGTATCTATAGAGCGTGGGTCGTACAGAGTATTAGCGATACGAAGAAACTGGAACCCTGATGACGCTTTAATGTTGAAAAGACAGCACTTTGTGCATTATGTATATACCCCAGGCTTTGGGTTCTACGGTCTTGGATTGATACATATCATAGGTGGCTATGCACAGGCAGGCACATCTATCATACGTCAGCTTGTAGATGCAGGTACTTTGGCAAACCTCCCAGGGGGGTTGAAGTCAAGAGGTTTGCGTATCAAGGGGGACGATACACCGATAGAACCTGGGTCCTTTAGAGATGTGGACGTACCATCGGGCAGTATACGTGACAACATCATGCCACTACCATACAAAGAACCAAGTCAAGTATTATTAGCATTATTAAAAGATATAACCGCTGAAGGGCGTAGATTAGGGGCTGTGAGCGATATGAACATATCGGACATGTCCGCGAATGCCCCTGTGGGTACAACCCTTGCTCTGTTAGAAAGAACACTCAAACCAATGGCAGCTGTGCAGGCCCGTGTGCATTATGCCATGAAGCAAGAGTTTAAGATGTTAAAACTGTTAATGTCTGAATATGCTCCTGCTGAGTATACGTATGTGCCGACTAGAGGTGATGTATCAGCTAAACAATCCGACTACATGATGATTGATGTCATTCCTGTATCAGACCCGAACAGCTCTACGATGGCGCAACGTGTGGTGCAGTATCAAGCTGTCCTCCAAATGTCACAGACTGCACCGCAGATATATGACCTGCCTCAGTTACATAGGCAGATGATAGAAGTTCTTGGAGTGAAGAACGCAGAGAAACTTGTGCCGACCAAAGATGATCTCAAACCTGTCGATCCTGTAAGTGAGAACATGGCGGTGTTACAGGGCAAGCCTATGAAAGCGTTTATATACCAAGACCATGACGCACATATCGCTACACACATGGCGTTTATGCAAGATCCCGTCATAGCACAAATGATAGGGCAGAACCCACAGGCAAAACAAATGATGGCAGGTATACAAGCACATATAGCCGAGCATCTTGGGTATAAGTATAGAAAGGATATAGAGGCAAAGCTTGGGGTAGAATTACCGTTACCAAATGAAGAGTTACCTGAAGAGATAGAGGTTAACTTGTCAAGACTTGTCGCTGATGCTGGTAAAGAACTAACTCAACAAAATATGCAGCAAGCAGCACAACAGGCAGCACAGCAGAAAGCTCAAGATCCTATCGTACAGATGCAACAGGCAGAGTTACAGATAAAAGCACAAGAAGTACAACGTAAGGCTGAGAAAGATAAAGCAGATATCGCTCTACAGCAGGCTGAACAAGAGCGGAAGACAAGAAAAGATGAAGCCGACGCAATACTTGAAACCGCTAAACTACAGAAAGGCACGTAGTGGCTAAAACAATATTTGATGTTCTAGTGAGTAAAATCGAGGCAGATATAGCCTCTGCACAGGATTTCCTTGAAGCAGGGTCGGCAAAA